GGGCGTGTTGCCCGTGGTATCAATGATCGAGCCACCGCCGAGAATGTCGCCCGTTACGCGTAACGGCCCGTCAATCACCACCGCCCCTTTCAAGGTGATGTTCGACGCCTCGACCGTGGCGGTCGTCGTCTTGGCTGTGATTGCGCTGTCAGTTGCCACCACTTCGGTGCCGCCGACCTTGACCGTCACCGTACCGCTGGGCAGCGTGATGGTGTAGCTATGGGCCGCCCAGTCGTAGACCAGCGAACCACCATCATCGAAACGCCACACCTCGACATGATCGCGATTGTCCGGCTGGGCGCCGGCATCGCCATACAACCCAGGAACAAAGGTGCCCTGCGCGGGATCACCGCTCGGGCTGATTAACGCGCCCTGCTCGCCCAGGCTCGGCGCACGCCAATGGCGGGCCTTGCCAGCGGCCAGGGCATGCCAGCGCACCCAGGCGCTGGTCCAGTTGCCGCCATCGGATACCCGCACCATGCCGGGCACCAAAGCCACCGCCACAACGCGACAAGGGATCACCAGGCCGGCCAGCATGCGGTCATGCTCGGCGCTCGCATAGCTCATGCCATGGCCTCCGGGGCTTGGTAGTGCTGCTCATTGCCGGGCCCGGTGTCAGGATCAAACGCAAACAGCAGCGAGCCGGGCGGCTCATTCTCCCAAGGCCAAGCGGTGTCACCCAGATAGATATCTTGGTGCCACAGCACCGACCAGCCCGTGTAGCGGGCCAGCTCGGGGATGATTTCCGACGGCATGGCCTGCACGTCCCGCACCTGATCGACAAAGTCGACGTCCCAATACTGCTCGTCCAGCAACTGCATCAGCTTGGCCGCCAGAATGGCCGCCTGCAGCGGCGCCATCTTGCGTTTCGACTCGACCAGAATGCAGGCCTCAAACGTCGCCTTGACGCACAGCCGGCCGTCTCCTGGCTTGGTCGCCGGCGCCACGCCTGTCATGGCGTACAGCAGCGCCGGCAGCTTCATACCCTCTTTGAGGACCGGGTACGCCTCGACGTGCTCAATCTGCGGCAGCGCCGCTTTCATGGCCGCCGTCATCGCGTCATGCAGCACAGTCAGCTCACTCGGCACCGGGGCCGGCTCGCTAGAAGATGTCTGCTGTTCGCTCATGGTCTACCTCCAGCACCAGGGCAACCATGCCGTCGCCGGTAGGCTCAGGCCGCACCACCCGATAGCGGCCGCCACCCTCAACAGGCGGCAGCTCAATGGTCAACACCGATTCATTGGGCAAGCGCGCCGCATCTGCAGCCAGCACAGAGAAACGCGGCTCGCCCAATTCTGCGGCGTCGACCGCCGTGGCCAGGCCCTTGCTGCTCTTGCCGCCCACCTGAGGGTCAAGGAATGGGTTTTCAAAAGTCCCCATAACCTCGGTACCGTCCTCAAGCGTTGCGCGGTCGCCCACGCGCTGCAGAATGCGCGTGCTCAATACCGCCATGCGCTCGCGAAAGCCTGGGCGGGCCATTACTGAACGATCAGCGCTTCGGCAAAGCCGTTGACCGTATCGGACAACAGCTTGCCGTAGGGGAACGAATCAGCCGTGCCGTCGGCGACCAGTGCGCCATTGAGCACGCTGACTTTGGCGCCGGCCTTGAGGCCAGCGGCCGCCGGCACGCTCCAGGCACCACAGGTGCTATAGGTGATCACCGTACCCTTGGGGCCGGACTGCAGCGGCATAACCGCCAGATCACCGATAACCTGCGGCACACCAGCGACGGAGCCGCCAGTAGGAGCCGGCAAGCTGATGCTGCCGCCGGCACTAACGTAGTTCTTGGCCATGGCCATTTTCTCCTATCCAGAAACAACAAACCCCGCTTAGGCGGGGTGCTTGGGATCGTCTGCGGGTTACGCGCCGACAGACTTATTCAGGCCGCGATGATCCAGCGCAGCCACGCCGGCATCGATCCGCACCTTGGTGGCCACGCCGTCGACGGTGAAGCCCTCTTGCTGCTCCAGATACGGGCGATCCACGCCATCCAGATAAGAGACCTCGATAGTGTCGCGACCCTGCGCCGCCGCGAGATACCAGGTCTTAGCCGAATCGTCGTCCAGGCGCGGCTCGGCGATCACCTCGGCAAAGTTGCGGATCGGGTTATCGACGCCGGCATTGACGTCTGCGCCCGGTACCGAGGCCGAGCGGATCAGCTGCTTGGCCTTGTCTTCCAAGGCCACCGGGCACAGCAGGAAGGCCGGGCGAATGTTCAAGGTTCGGGACTTGCCACCCTCGACTTGGGCCTTCTGTGTCGCCATGGCGTTTTTCGCGGCAATCATCGCCTCGATCGACAACGCCGAGCCGGCACCCGTGAACAGGTTCTTGCGCGTGGCATCGAACAGGGCCTTTTTGTCGCTCATCGGCTTGTTGTCGATCAGCACGGCATAAACCAGATCGCCGATGGTGCCGCGCGCAGCCAGGCCCATGTTGTAAGGCACGCTGCTGAGCATATCCAGG